TAGACTCATTGCGTAAATCAACCTTCTTAATGGTAAATTTCATGATTCGCCTCCGGGGATAACCCATTTTATCTAAAAATCTATTGCAACTAAATGAATTTAAGGGTATAAATACACCAGGAACTGGGATATTTAGTTCCTGTAGACTGGCCCAGCAGACGATGCAGAGACTACAGGAAAATGTACTGCATATACAAGGAGTTACCATGGCTCGCACTACCTTCACGGGACCAGTTAAATCCCTAAACGGGTTTGAAGGCGTATTTTCTTCGACTTCCGTTGAACTACAAAGTAACAACGCAAATAGCATCACAATTGATGCCCCAAACGGCCTAGCAGCAAGCTACAGCCTAGTATTTCCTCCAAACGACGGTTCCGCTAACGAAGTATTAACTACCGACGGCAGCGGCGTAACCACTTGGACCAACAAAAATGCCAATTTAGCTTTAGTGTCAAGTACAGCGGCAGCGGTTGGTGCTATTGCAAACGCAATTAATACTACTGGTAAATATACTGGAAAAATGGTTGTAGACTATACCACTGGGATTATTTACACAGCAGTTGGTGCGACAGCAGGTTCTGCTTGGGCTCCCTCAGACGCCTCTGGTCTAGTGACCCCAGCTTAATTAATCTTATGGGGCTTCGGCCCCAATAACCAAGGAGATTAATTATGCTTCAATATGACGTCCTATCAACCGCAATCGCAGCGGCACAGACTGACGCTGCTGTGTTTGCTGGACCCGCCCGTATCAAAGGAATGGTTGTCGGAGTTCCCGCAGGCGGCGGTACTTTGACCATTAAAAATGGTTCAGCAGGCACTACGGTGTTTAGTTTTGTAGCCCCAGCAGCAGCTCAGTCACTTAACATTAGCGTTCCTGGCGACGGCATTCGTTGCACAAACGGTATTTATGTAACAACCCCTGCTGGCATGACTGCTACGGTGTTTTATGGCTAAGAATCCTTCCCTTGCTATTGGGCGTGGAGAAAAGCTCCCTGTCAAACAGGGAGCTGGACTTACTGCCAAGGGAAGAGCCAAGTACAACAAGGCAACAGGTAGCAAGTTAAAAGCCCCTGCACCAAACCCAAAAACAAAAGCGGACGCAGGCCGTAAAAAATCGTTTTGTGCCAGAATGTCAGGAGTAGTAGCGAAAGCTAAAGGTCCTGCAGAGCGTGCAAAAGCTTCATTAAAACGATGGAACTGCTCATAATGGAAGAAATACAAACAGCTAGGGAGTTAGCCACACATGCAAACGATATTAAACACCTTCAAGCAGATATGGACAAACTTGTTGGAGACATGGACGAAATTAAAAAGTCGATTCAAATAATCCAAAAAACTTTGTCTGAAGCAAAGGGAGGCTGGAAAGCCCTGATTTGGGCAGGTGGAGCAGTTAGTGCTGTAACAGGAGTTATTGGCTTTGTTATGGGCCATTGGGGAAAATAAATGGTAAAACGTGTAAACCCCGCCCCTTCTGTTCCTCCAACCCCTGCCAAACAAAACCCTAATGCAACAGACAAGGTAGACAAAAACAAAGTTGATCCAGGGTTTAAAGAAGTATTGGATAAGGTTCGTGGAAAGAGTCAACAAGACTTACCTGATAATTACAAAACCGGAGGTAAAGTAATGGCAACAAAACCCGGCTTATATGCCAATATCGCCGCTAAAAAGCGTAGGATCGCTGCGGGTTCTGGCGAAAAAATGAGACCAGTTGGAGCAAAAGGTGCGCCTACCAAACAGGCGTTTATTAATTCGGCTAAAACAGCTAAAATAGTTAAACGTTCAGCGAGAGGAAGATAAATGGACTACAACGCAAGCAACACAAACCGCCACAAGCTTATGGCTATGGGCAAACCAATCAAAGCCGCTAAAGGAGGCGAGATGAAAAAATCTGCAACTAAAGCTTCTAGCGGTGCAAAAGCTGATCGCCAAGGTCGTGCTTTGCTACCCGGCAAAATGGCTAAAAACTTGCCTATGATTGCACCACAGTCTGCGTATAAAAAAGGCGGAGATGTAAAGCCTTCCGCTTACGACAAGATGCAAGATAAAAAATTGGCTGCTCACGCAGGCAAGCCAGCAAAGGTAGCCCACAAAAAAATGGGCGGTATGATGAAACGTGGATGTAAATAAGGAGCTATCATGAGCAAAAAACGTGGCGTAGGTGCAGCAATCAAAGGTTTTGGTGCAGTGTTCTCTGAGACAACTGAGCAGGCTAAAAAGCCAGCTCCTGTCGATGTCAACTTTGACAAGCAAAAGTACGAAGGTACTGTAGACACACCAAAAACTCAGCGCATTCCACAACCTACCAGCTTCTAATAACTAATGGCCACGTCAGGTACAACTACCTTTGACCTGGACATTGAGGAACTGATTACCGAAGCGTACGAGCGTTGCGGTATTGAGTCTCGCACAGGTTACGATTTAAGAACGGCAAGGCGCTCGCTGAACTTGCTGTTTTTAGATTGGGCTAGTCGTGGCTTGAATTTATGGACCATAGAAGAACGATCACAGGCTTTAACCGCCAACGTATTCGAATACAATCTACCCACTGATACAGTAGATGTGTTGTCTGCGGTGGTTCGTTCTCCCCAAAGCCCCGGGCAAAACATTGATATTACCCTCAATCGTTTTAGCCAAGCAGAATGGCTGCATACACCAAATAAGACAGGCACTCTAGGGCGCCCAGCGCAGTTTTACTACCAGCACACTAATCAGCCAAAGGCATATTTCTTTCCTTGCCCAGATAATTCCCAGCCATATACTTTTGTGTATTACGCTATTCGCAGGATTCAAGATGCTGGCGGTTTTACTAATACAGCAGATGTAAATTTTAAGTTTTTGCCCTGTTTGGTTTCAGGTTTGTCTTATTTTATTTCAATGAAAAAAGCGCCAGATCGTATGGTTCTTCTTAAGCAAATCTACGAAGAAGATTTTAAGAGAATTGCTGATTTTGACCGTGATCGGGCTAGTTATTATGCTGTCCCAGATACTCGACTAAATTACTAATGGCTTATGCACAAGGACGACTTGCTTGGGGTGCCTGTGATCGCTGTGGACAGCGATTCTTGCTTAACGCCCTTCGCAAAGAGTGGCAGGGTCTAAAAACATGTCAATATTGCTATGAGCCAAAACATCCACAATTGGAGCCACGCCGTAATGTCTCAGACGCTATTGCGCTGCAAGAACCTCGCCCAATTCCTGATGATACGTTTAACGTATATATTGGCGTCATTGGAGATAGCGCTATCGGGGCTGATGGCATGGTTCCTGTACCTGTTTCTAATCCGACCATTGCAGTAACCTACGCAGGCAACATGAAAGCAACGGGATCATGAACTACACCGAATTACGGCAAGCAATCAAAGACTACACCGAAAACTTCGAACAGACGTTTGATGACAATATTCCTGTCTTTGTAAAGCAGGCAGAAAAGCGCATATATAACACCGTTCAGTTCCCTTCCTTACGCAAGAACGTAACGGGAAACTTGACTAATGGTAATAAGTATCTATCTACCCCAAGCGACTTTTTATCAGTCTATTCCCTGGCTATTGTAGTCAACGGAGAGTATTACTACTTGATTAACAAAGACGTGAACTACATTCGGGAAGCCTATCCAAACCCTAATACTACCGGCGTCCCCAAGGTTTACGCTATTTTTGGGCCACAGCTTACTTTCCCAAACGAGCTTAGCTTAATCCTTGGACCAACCCCAAATAGTGGCTATTTGGCTGAGTTGCATTATTTCTTCTACCCACAGTCTATTGTGGATGCAGGCACTTCTTGGCTTGGCGATAACTTTGACCCTGTATTGCTTTATGGCTCGTTGCGTGAGGCTTACTTATTTATGAAAGGCGAGCCTGATTTGATCGCTAACGTAGAGCAAAAATACAACGAAGCCCTTGGACAGGCTAAACGCCTTGGTGATGGCCTTGAGCGTCAAGATGCTTACCGTTCTGGTCAAGTTAGGGTTCCGGTGACCTAAAATGCTGACACAAACTCTAACCACCTCGTTTAAGCGAGAAATCCTAGAAGGCGTCCATAACTTTTTGACGGACACCTTTAAGATTGCACTTTATACCTCTACTGCCACTTTAGGACCAAATACCCTGGTCTATACCTCGTCTGGAGAAGTCACTCCCCAAGGTACTTATGCGGCAGGAGGGCAGATTCTTACAGGCACTATCCTAAGCACAGGAAGTGGGGTTGCTTACGTAACTTTTAATAATCTAACCTGGACTAGTGTTTCCTTTACTGCTCGTGGAGCGCTGATATACAATAGCAGCAAAGGGAATAAATCAGTCGCTGTATACAATTTTGGTACGGATCAGACTGCGGGAGCCTTGAATGTATTTAACATCACAATGCCCCCAAATACCGCAAATGAAGCAATTATTCGCATTCTTTAAGGAGCTAAAAATGCAAGTTGAAAAATTAAGCGTTGAGGACAAGGTTTCTAGCACCTTAACCAAGGCGATGAAATCTGGTGATTCTGCCCGTGCTACGGGTAAATATAAGA